AGACAAAATTTGATGATGTCCATCTGTATTTACTGAAAAGTAAATAGGCAAATACCAAAGATCATCTTCTTCAGAGTAAATAGTATTTTGTGTTCCATCTGCTGATAGTTTATTACCCCATCTTTCTAGTGGATCAAACCAAACATCTAAATCAGAAGTGACTCCCTCTTCTTTATAAAAACCTATTTGTCTTCTTCCTTCATCAAAATCTCTTGTTGAACCATCAAGAGCACCACCTTTACCCCACTCAAATAATCTAAAGGAACGTGATTTACCTATATCAAATTGACCACTTCCTCTTCCAACTTGTATTTGCTTATCTATTGCACCACCTACTGCAAAAGTTTTTGTTTGTGTAGAGGTAATCCAAGGTTCTGAAATATTAGCAGAACCGTTTACTATGTATTCACCACCTTCATAAGCAACAATAGATGTAAAAGACCAAAGATACCAACCACTTTTAAATATCCAAGCGATGTTTAGTTTTGGTACAACAAAAATAAGTTGCTCATAAACTTCATCAAAACTTAGATGGACGCCATCAGTATAATCTCTAAAACGGTACACAAAGTCGGGGCTAGTTTCATCTGTTCCCACGAAACCTGTTGCTGTGAAGTAGTGTATAAAAGGGTTGAGGGTACTATCTGTAAAGAATTGTTTGATTGGTGCGGAAAGTTCTTCAGCGGAAAAGCCTGTTCCAGTAGAATAAAGTCCGTTGCCATCAACCCAAAAGATTCTATTAGCACGAAACAAAACAGCGTTTGGACCTAAACATCCAATTTCGCTGTGTACCTCCACTATTCTACCGCTTGATAAAAGCGCACCTTGTGATGGTTGATAAACAAAAGTTTGATCTTCTGACCAAATAATAACCATCTCGTTAAAGGTTTTGATTGCTGTAATCTCACCTCTCATCTCATGAACGGTAAAACTGTTGTCGCCTATGATTGCGTTTGGTACACCAATATCTGAAAAGTAAATTGTTCTGCCACTAGCATAAACTAATCTACCATCGTTAGCATCAATATCTACAACGTTTTTTAGTTCGTCGTCTGTTATGTAAGCATAGAAATCACTAAACTGTCCGTTTTTAAAACTAACTGGTGTAATAAGTGATGACTCACCATATTGGTTTGTTAGTGCAGCCCAGTTATGGTTTCTATTATTTACGTTGTTGATTCTTTTATCTCTGTTTTTAATAAACGATGCAGGGTTATAAACAAACACACCTGCTTCTGGAGAACCAAAATAAACTTTATTTAGATACTCAACAAAATAAAAATCTAAATCATCGGCGGTTTTTACTCCGTTATAATTCAATAGTGGTGGTCTTGCTTCTAGAAAACCTTTGTAAAAGTTTGTATCTTGGTTTTCTTTGTTTTGTTCTGAGGTATGATTGTAAAGAACTTCCTGCCAAAAGTTGTCAGTTGTTACGTCATAAATATTTACACAATAATAATCAACATAATCTGTATCACCAGATGCTTTGTATGCTGTCCATCCTCTTGCTAAGAATACAGATATAATTTGATCGTGTCCAAAAGAAGTTGTAAAACTAAAAGAACCTAGATGTTTGCGTAAACCAAATTCGTTGTTATTTACAATATCTACATCTCTTGCTGTTAGTGGTGCGTTAAACTCCATAAGAGTACCAAACCCATCACGGGTCTCGTAAAGACCACGACTTTTATAAAGGTTCTGAATAAATACTTGATTATTGTAGGGATCTTGTAATTGCATCCCCTCTTTAATAATATCTATTTCTTCTCTTGGTGCTGCCATAGTTTAGTATCCTAAGAACGTCAACTCATCGGAGCCAACAACGTTATTGCTGCCACCCCAGTTTCTACCTGCCATCAAGTAAGAATCTAGTTCTTGTAATCTAGTTTGAAGTTGGTTCATCAAAATAGGATTAGCAGCAAAGTCTTTAATCTGATAGTGTTTACAAGCAATAAGAGCAAGTAGATCTCCAAAGAAAGAAGCAACTTCATCTAAAAAAATACCAGCACCAGTAGCAGTATTACCAATAGTAAAAGGATTTTCTAAGAAACCAACATACTCAACTAAGATATTGTCTGCTTGTTCTGAAAAAAGTAATTTAGTTCCACGAAGCATATAGCGGTTTACATCGTTTCTCATCTCTGGTAGTGAGTTAGAAGGTTGGAGATAATAACGAACATCACCGTTTGTTTCACAACGAGATACACGCATCAATCGATAAAGGCGTTCAGCATCTAAGTTAGATCCCATAATCTTATTACCTAAAACCGTTGTTGCCAAATCAAGTTCATCATCGTTAATATTGATGTAAACCTGCGACTGAGCATACAAGTTTGAATCTGACTCACTAATTCTGTAAGCAAGTTCTCTGTAGGCAAGGTTAAGGAAGCTGACCTTTGTTGCATCATCCATAAAAGTTTGATCTGCATCATCAACATACTGAATAAATAATTGTGAAATTGCATCTGTTAACATAGTGTTACTCCGTAGCCCTTCTGTTTATTACCGCTAGGTCGTTGCCTTGAGGTTGTTGTCTAATCTGACCACGTTGAGTAAGCATAGCGTTAGCCATCATAGCATCTTCAGCAGCACCTTCTAGCTGTTGTTCTGCTGCTTGTGGCGACTGAGTTACTAGTTGTCCTAGTAGATCTTCTTCTTCGCTTGGTTTGACATGCTCTGGGAATACTCTGTATTTAACTCTGTTTTCCTCTGCGTCGTCTTCTGCTGGTGGTCTCCAAGTAGCAAGAGCAATTAGAATATCACGCATGTAATCTTGTACTGGTTGGATTAGTTCATAATAATCTGGTGTCTTCATAAAGTCACCAAAGATTTGCTTGAACTTTTCAATATCGTCAGTAGCAAAGATTTCAATCTGTGCGCCTGCTTTAACAGCATCAAGCATATCCTGAACGTGATTACGAGACTGAATTTCTTCAAGAACCATAGCGTTACCTGTTTTAAAGGATAGTTCACGCATCGCCATGTTTTTATCAATAAGACCAAGTTCAAGTAGATTAAGTACCTTAGCATCTCTATCTTGTGATTCATCACGGAATAGTGAGCCAGACTCAATAAATACTTCTGGTTTATCAACAATATTTGTTTGTGATAAAGTACGCCAAATCATCTTGCCTGTAGAATCCATCATACGCATAAAGCGTTCTTCTGTGTAATAAACTTTCATCATCATAAGAACACACTCAGACATGTGTTTGACTGCTTCTTCGATGTTTTCCTGTGTCATAACTAACTGACTAACATCTTGGTTTGCTAGTGCTTCAATTGCTTTACCTGATGTTACACCAACAGCACGTTTACCAAGTGTAGTTGAGTGAACACCAGCAACATCAAGCATCTCGCTTTGTAGTTTAGCAACGTGATCTAAAACATAAGAAGGCATACCTACCATCTGTATTTGTTTTGGTTCACCGCCAGCAGCGTTGTAATAAATTTTTTCACCAGGAGTTCCACGAATAGCAGAACCGTTTACGCCAGATGTTTTTGGAATCAACCACTTTGGGTTAGACATAAGTTCAACGTTCTGAACAATTTGATTTCTAACTTTGTTGTAAAGGTTTTGTAGATCAAGGATATTCGCAATCATACCTGTACCCCATAGTTTATCAGGTAGGTTTGTGTAGCGAATAAATTGAACTGGAATTCTTTTTATGGGTGAGTTGCCTTTAAATAACCACTTGTCGCCCATAACGACACCATATTTTCCGTCTCTAAAATACACATCAAATATTTCCACACGGGGGTAGTAATAGGATTCACCTTCGTATGATTGGGTATGTGGAAAGGTATTATCTTCGGATTGGTCAGAGGACAAACTCTCTGCGTTTTTAATATCTTCAGCATGTTGTGGGTAAGCCTTTTCTAAGTCTGCTTTGCGTACAATTTTACGGCAAGCAATAAAGTATGATTCATCTGGGTGAGAGCAACCTGCTTCAAAAAATAAATCATAAGGGGAAATTGTTGTTAGTTTTATACAATCATCTTCAGAATCGTAAAACTCTTTTAGTCCTACGTTGCCACAAGACACTAACCACTCAATTGCTTTGGTTAGTTCCCTCTTAACTTCTTGGCTGTGATAAAAGTATTTGAGTGCTTCTTCTGAAGACTTTGCTTTGATAATATCTTCGTTAGATGGAGAAGCAGGCATAACAGAGATGCCTGGATAGTTAGTTGCTAATCGTGATACAACAGCACGATACATATTAAGAATAAGATTAACAATAAGTTGCTGTCTTCCGGGCTGAAAACGAAGAGTTACATATTGTTGTAGTGATTTATCATAACGCACGTTTTGCTGTCCGTTAAGATACATAAGAGATAAATCCCATGCTCTAGTCTGTGAAAGTTTGGCGTTTTTAGCACCTTCAAGCATAGACTTAATAGCGGTTGGGAATCCATCCTGTTCAACGCCGTTAGAATAATTCATCTACTTTATGCTCCCTTCTTCTGATACTTTTCAAAAATAGCCAAAGCTTGAGCAAAGGGGTCTGGTTGACTACCTGATTGAGCAGCTTTTCCTTTTTGCTGTCTTGCTTGGCGCATCTTAGCAGCAGCTTCTGGATTATCAAGTGCCATCTCTTCTTCAGTAGCTTCGCTAAGAACTTCTTCTCTACGTTCTTGGTCGCCACCTACCATGCCACCAAGGGCTTTTCCGCCTTCGTAACCAGCTTGAATAGCTTGAGGATTTCCACCTGAAGCGACACCACCGATAATAGCACCAGCATAAGGAGCTAAGTCACCAATAACATCCATCGGAGAAGTCTTTGTAGCCATCTTTGCGGCAGCAGCTTTACGAATAGCAGCGGCTTGTTTTTTATCTTCTTTTTCTGTACCAAAAGCCTCACCTGATGGAAGGCTTCCTTTATAATTAGCCATCATAAATATCCTGTAGTGTAGAACTATTTGCTAGTTCTTCTTGCTTATCCCATAATTCTCTTTGCTTAGTTTCATAACCAATTTTTTTATTTAGAGTTTTCAATAAGCAAGACAAATCATATCCTATTTTTAGTATTGCAACTGTAGCGGCAAAATAGAAGATGATTTGTATTGAAGCAAAAATAGTTGTCATAAATAATCCCCCAAGTAAGGGGGTAGAGCCGAAGCCCTACCCCCTCACTCAGTTCTCAATTAAAGAGCAACACCGACGAGAGCACCGTTAGCGTTTGGACGCTCACAGTATTCATCACAGTACATGCGGTAGTAGCCTTCGTAGGCGTCTACACCGCCAGCACCAACACCCGCTCTTGCGAGGATGTTACCGTCGAGATCAGCGAAACCGGGCTTCTCAAGCTCTGCCAATTTCCAAACTTTCGTGTGGAGGAAGTAGAGCATGTTTTTACCAGCATCAACTGAAACACGGATTGGGATGTTGTTGAAACCGAGACCGCTGAAGCCACCATCACCCTTGCTAGCGCTGTCTGTGCTCTTGTAGAGGTTAGCAGCGTTAGTACCAACGAGCAAGCTTGTGTAAGAAGCACGCTGGGCTGGGTTCATCATGATAACATCTGGCTCTAGGCTTGACTCTGTGTAGATGCTGTCTGTGAGAGACTGCATACGGTCAAGGGCTAGTGGCTGGAAGACATCATAATCGTTAGCAACACCGCTATCTTCTACTGAACGGATTGAATCAGACTGTAGTGCTGAAACACCAGTAGCATCAGTTCTGTCAACACCGAAGTGGCTTCCAGAAGCGAGGTTGGTAGCAATACCTGTGATTTCTAGGTTAGCAGCAGCAAGCGCAGCAGCATCACCAACGATTTCAACTGCGTGGCAATCGTCATCACGGTTGTGTGTTAGCTGAACGAAAGCAGCACCGACGGTTGCACGGAAAGTGTTAGCAGCGGTATTTACAGAAGTAATTGTTGCTGTTGGAGCAACACCACCACCATCAAGTGCGTAGTCAGTCATGCGTCGGAACTCAACCTGAAGTGAACCACCAGCAGCAACTGCTGCGGCACGCTTACGCTCTAACTCTACAGCATCACCTGAGAAGGGGATGTCAACAACAGCAACGTTGTTACCAACAAGGTTACCACCGTTGTGCTGTGCGAGAGTGTGAATAAAACCAGCAGTTGTCTGACCTGAGAAGGTAGCAACGTTGGCTTTCTTACGAACGTCTTCGACAAGCTTACGAAGCTCTAGGTCGATGTAGTTACCGAAAGAGTAAGCACCCTTGGCGCTTGAGATTGCAGGACCACTTAGCTGGAAGCGACCATAAAGGAACTTAGCGTTGATGTTAAGCTCTTCGTAAGTCTGATTGCCAGCAGTTGGTAGAGCAGCGCCTTCAGCAGCGAAGCCTACACCTGCGTTACGAGCGACGTGAACAGGTACAACAACACGTTTACCTGACCAGTCTAGTTTTGCCTTTTCAAAAAGTTCTAGCATGAGAACCTCTTGGTTTAATTGCTCTGCGATAGCTTTGGCATAAAAGTTCTTAAGAACACTATCGAGAGTACTGATTGATGCAGCCATAATAAAATCTCCTTATAGTTATAGGTCTAGTTTGACCAGTTAGCTTTTAAATAATCAAATAGTGAGTTACGGGCTTCATCTAAGTTCCTTGGAGATTGTTCTCTGTTAGAACCTGGAATCTTCCCTGCTTGTGAACTACCTGCAACTCTAACTACTGGTGGAGCATCAGGTCTTACGACGGGTGGTGCTACAGCCTGTGGATTAGTTTGTAGATATTCGGCAATTGCCTGTTCACGCAATCCGTTTACAAACGTAGAGTAGCGCTCGGCTACATCCATAACGTCTGAGTCTGGATCGTTGATAACGGCTTGTAAAAGCATGTCCCTACCTACATCTGGAAAACGCTGTTGAGCTAGCTGAATTTCATGGTTGAGTTTTACTTGCTCGTTAGCAACTTCCATCTGATAGATTCTATCTTCGTATGACTGAAACCTAGTTTCATAGGGATCAGCATCATCATACTCAAATTCGTCAATCTGAAAATAATCATCTTCTTTTTGACGGGGTTCTGCTCTTCGGCTTTCCAGTTGGTTTTGTAACTCTGCTAATTGAGATTCTAAGGCGCTAGTCCTATCTCGTAGTTCGTTACGGGCTTCAATTACTGACTTGAAGCGACTATAAGGTACAGCATGACCGCTGTCCTCGTTCT